CTCGTTGTGCGACGCGCCATCGCACACATTAAGGCCGAGCTCGGACCGATGAAGAAAACTCCCGCAGCGATGCTAGTCGTCGAGCGGGAGTTCCGCAAGTGGGCCAAGGACAGGGACATGCGCACCAGTCACATGGAGCGCTTCCGGCCTTATGTCACAGTCGGGTATTTCGTCAAGACAGCTCAGGATCTGAGAGCGGCTGCGATCGAACGCAGCTTGGCGGTAGCGGCTAATGAGGCCGCTATGCAGAGGTGGAGCCTCATTGGTTGGGCGGCAAACTGGCTGCCGACCATGGGGTCCACGGAGTGCTAGGGGTGCCCGACCCTCGTCTGCGGAGTCAACACTGGAGTCCACGTTCCGGTGCTTGACGGGTTGGTCTGCAAGGCGAGGGCGGGACCCCGCGACGGGGTCAGGAAGTATGTCCATATTGGTGGAATATCTCCTGGCCAGGACTACCGTTGCCACAACAACACGATTGTGAATCTTAAGCGTGGTGTCGCTGAGAGAGTGCTGTACCTGCGCAAAGGTGACATGTTCACCAAGTGCAGGGTGCCCACGAGCCACCTGGTCAATGAGAGGCTAGGCGAGTTCCGGGCCCGGCTCCGCGGGAAACTGCCGCAAGTCACCGAGACGGAATTGGAGGATTTTCCCTCTTTCTATCACGGTCGCAAGCGCCAGGTGTACCAGCAGGCCGTTGACTCGCTGATGGTGTCGCCCATCCAGCGAGAAGACAGCTACCTCAAGGTGTTCACCAAGTTTGAGAAGATCAATTTCACTACCAAGCCCGACCCCGCTCCGCGGATTATCTCTCCGCGGGACCCCCGGTACAATGTGGCTCTCGGCCGGTATCTCAAACCGGCTGAGGGGCTCTTGTACAAGGGAATAGGGCGTGTTTGGGGGGGGAAAACGGTGGCCAAGGGTGCTAACGCCGAGCAAGTGGGAGCCATGATTTATGACAAATGGCACTCATATGCACGGCCGTGCGCCATTGGGCTGGACGCAAGCAGGTTCGACCAGCACGTCAGCGCTAACATGTTGCGCTATGAACACACCATCCACAAGCACATGAATCCAGCTCGTGAGCTGGCCATGCTGCTGGATTGGCAACTCCACAACTTCGGCCACGGCTGCTGCCCTGACGGCAGCCTTCGCTACGAGGTTAAGGGGTGTCGTATGTCCGGAGACATGAACACTGGTAGCGGCAATTGCCTGCTGATGTGTGCCATGGTATGGGCATATGCCAAGGATAAGGGGGTGGACTGCAAGCTCATCAACAATGGTGATGATTGCGTTGTGTTCATGGACCAGAGGCAGGAGTCGCAATTCTGTGGCGGCCTCCATGAGTGGTTTGACGAGCTCGGCTTCGACATGAAGCAGGAACCGACGGTGTACGAGATGGAGAAGATTGAGTTTTGCCAGGCCCACCCCATCCACGTTGGCGACCAGAAGTACATCATGGTTCGCAACCTGGAGGCGTCGCTTGGCAAGGACAGTCTGGCGCTTATCCAAGCGAACCATCCCGGATCCGTTCAGGCTTGGTGCAGAGCGGTTGGTGAAGGTGGTACTGCAGCGTGCGGGGGCATTCCCGTGCTTGGCGCCTTTTACGAGGCATACATGCGGTGTCCAAAGGATGACCGGTGGAAGCACACGTACCAGACTCGCGGCTTCGATTTCCTCTCGCGGGGGATGACGAGACGCGGACTTGCCGTGTTGCCTGAAACCCGCCTATCCTACTATATCGCATTCGGCGTATTGCCGGAGGCACAGGATGCGCTGGAACAGTACTTCAACCGTTTGCTATTGTGGGTGGAGTCCCCAC